GAACAGTTGATTCAGGCTGGTGACTATGACGTAGGTGACTGGGACGAGTACACAGGTTCGTTGACTGAAGACGAACTAATGATACTCGAAGGCGAAGACCTGACTTTATTCGGTGGTGACGAGTTTTCCGATACCGCTGAACTCTACGGCGAACGTATGCAAGAACAGTCCTCTGCTTACAATCGTTGGGTCAACTCCGAAGAAAACCAAGCGCTTTTAGAGAAGTACGGTGTTGGTGCTACCGTTTACAACACTGATGGTGATACGTTCCGTTGGAATGGCTCTGCTTATGTAAAGACTGAAAAAGTAGATCAAGTAAACTTTACAGAGTACGTTAAAGCAGCCATGGAACTTACTGCAAGAATAATGGCTGGTGAGGCAATAAGTGGGGAAGAAGGGCTTGCTAGGCTTCTTGCAGACGAAGCAAGTAAAGGAAACCTTGGAGAAACCTTGCAAGTTATTAGCCAAGTGTTCGACAGGTTTGAACAGGCGGGTGTAGGCGTGAGCCAAGCTGTTTCAACTCTCAACGATGCAAATGTTATTATGAACATAGCACAAACAGTTGATGAGTTAGAAGAAGAAGGCCAAGAAAGCACTCCAGAACAAATTAACACCATAGCGTCTACAGCAATGGAAGTTGTTAGAGGACTTGACGGACGCGATGGTCGTGACGGGGTTGATGGCGTAGATGGTACAGACGGTGTCGATGGTACAGACGGTACAGACGGAAGGGACGGTGTAGACGGTCGTGACGGCGCTCCCGGAGATCAAGGACCCCAAGGAGATCAAGGGCCTCAGGGAGATCAAGGGCCTCAGGGAGAACAAGGACCCCAAGGAGAACAAGGACCTGCTGGAGATCCTGAAAGAATTCGTAGTATGCTTGCGGAGTACATTGACCCTGTGTTGCGGTCCCTTGAAGACGCAGATGCAGAAAGAGAAGGCATACAGACTGCACTAGGTACAATAACAGAGCAGCAACAAGAGGCGCTACAAGAGTTTGTACGCCAAGGTGGTATGCTGACTGAACTGGACGAAAACCAGCAGACAATTATTGAAAACCTTGGTGGCGTTAGTAATGTTGTTGACGCACTTAGCGAAAACGTAAGTGGACTACAAGAGGGTCTACAACAAGCCGCAGAAGAACGTGAAGCTGGTTTTGCACAGGCAGCAGAAGAGCGTGAAGCTGGGTTTACTCAAGCAGAGCAAGATCGTCAGCGTCTCATGGAAGCTATTGTTGAGGCCCGTGGTGACACTACGGCTCTTAGTCAAGAAATGCGTGATTTGCTTGCACAGTCAGATCAAACAATGCAAGAGATGTTTGAGGGTACTAATGTAAACATTGAGGAGCTACGTTCAGGACAGCTTAGTCAAGAAGAAGCTACTAATGCACTACGTGAGTACACTGAGCAAACAAGAGAACAACTAAGTGGCGAAATCCTGTCGCTACAACAGCAGGCTGGAGAGTTTGAGCAGCAAACAGGACAGCGTTTTGACGAAGCGGAACAAGAACGAATTCAGATGTACCAAGGACTGCTTGGTGTTATTGAAGATTTACGCGAAGGACAAGCAACAGAGCTTTCTGAGGCGCAGTTACAAACACTATCTCGAATTACAGGGGTAGAAGAGCGTCTACTAGAACAAGCTGCAACCGACGCTGAAGCGTTCAACAACCTCTTAGCAGAGCAAGGTGTACAGTTCGAGGAAGTAACTGATGCGCTAAGATCAGATATTGTAGCTTCAGAAGAGCGTCTGACCCAACGAGTAGAAGAGTTTGAGCAACAGACGGGCCAACGTTTTGACGAAGCTACTCAAGCACGGATTGAAATGTACCAAGGACTACTTGGTAGACTTGACGAGTTTCAACGCGGGGCAGAGATAGACCTGTCCGAAACTGAACTACGGGTGTTGTCAGAAGTTACTGGTGTAGAAGAACGACTGCTACAACAAGCTTCAGAAGACGCAGAAGAGTTTAATGCGCTTTTAGCAGACCAAGGTGTGCGGTTTGAAGAAATTACTGACGCCATAAGATCCGATATTTTTGCCTCAGAAGAACGACTGACTGGTCAAATTGGAGTCTTGACTTCTGACGTAGCTCGAGTTGCTGAAGACTTAATACGTGCTGACGGTCGTATTGAGCAGATGTCTGAAGAAAGTCAACAGCGTTATGACGAGCTAGGCTTAGACATTGAAGACTTAAGTACCTTAGTAGGCGTAAACATTGAGGCACTTAGAGACGACATTATAACACAAGACTCTGCCTTGCGTGAGTTGTTTGAAAATCAGGGAGAACAACTAGGTCAGGACATTGAAGACCTTAACACCAAACTAGAAGACGCTAGGGAAGGCTTCTCTGTAGAACTGTCTGAGACAGAGGCTAACATACTGTCTGAGATTACTGGCCTTGAGTCAGACTTTTTACAGTCAATGGGAGAGCTTGAGGGCGGTCTACAGGACGCTTTTGGTGAAGGCTTTGAAAACGTACAGGGTCAAGTAGAAGGCATAGGTCAACAAGTTGCTGGTGTTGAGTCCCGTATAGGAGAAGTAGAAGAAGGCATTGGCGGTCTAGAGTCACAATTTCAAGAAGGTCTAGAAGGACTCTTGCGGTTTGGTGTAGGCTCTATGTTTGGCCTTGGGCAACAACAGCAGCAAATTGCACAGGAACAAATGCAACAAGCAGCAATGCTGGCAGCTAGACCAGAGATTGACCCTTTCCAAAAACAGGAGTTTGCAGGTTTAGGTTATGAAGCGTATCAAGATCCCGGTATGTTAACACAACAACAACCAACGGCTCAGGAAAACCTTGCCCAATTGATAGGAAGATTAGCATGACATACTTGAACCTAATGAACAATGTACTACGTCGGTTGCGCGAAGAAGAAACCACGTCAGTCACTAGCACAACTTATATCAAGATGGTAGGCGACTTTATTAACGACGCTAAAAAGGTAGTAGAAGAAGCAACAGACTGGTCTGCCTTGCGTGAAACCATTGTTGTAACTACTACTGCTTCCGACAACAGTTACTCACTAACTGGCGGTGGTGACAATGTAAAAGTTATGTGTGTCCTAAACGACACTAGCAACTTGTTCATGGATTACCAGACAAAAGACTGGTTTAACGAGCAACTTTACATCAGCAGCGCAGCAGAAGGCGCACCACGGTACTACACGTACAACGGTCTAGACTCCAGCGGCGACACAGAAGTTCTCGTAGGCCCAACACCAGATGCTGTGTACAGCCTTCGGTTTGACGTAATTAAGCGGCAGGCAGACCTGAGTGCTAACACGGACTCACTGCTTGTACCTTCGCAACCTGTGATTCACTACGCCGTAGCTTTGTTGGCTCGTGAGCGTGGTGAAACAGGAGGTACGTCAGTTGCTGAGTACTTTGGTATTGCTGATAAGTATCTGTCTGACGCTATTGCTATAGACGCAGCAAAGCACCCCGAAGAGATGGTATTTAGGACTATTTGATATGGCTCAAGAACTGCAAAGCATCAATCTTGTAGCTCCGGCGTTCAAAGGTGTTAACACCGAAGATTCGCCGTTGGCTCAAGACCCGTCGTTTGCAGAAATTGCAGACAACGCTGTGATTGACAAACGTGGTCGTATTGCTGCACGTAAGGGCCACACTGTTGTAACAACAAACAAGACTGTACTTGGTACTGACTCTTTGTACAGCATCAAAGAATATAGGGACGACGCAGGAAACACCAAGATATTCTCCGTTGGTAACAACAAGATTATTAGCGGTACAACTACACTAGTAGACGAGACTCCCGGTGGTTACTCAATTAGCGCTAACGACTGGAAGATTGTAAACTTTAACGATCACATGTTTTTCTTCCAACGTGGCTATGAGCCTTTGATTTACTCAAACCATGTAGGATCTGTAGAAGCGCTGTCAAGTCATCCTCATGCTACTGGCGTTGCTAGTACTATGTATGGTCATGAAGTATTAGCAGCGTACGGTCGTTTGTGGACTGCAGACTTTAGTACTAACAAGTCTACTATCTATTGGTCTGACTTACTTGATGGATCGGCTTGGTCGGGCGGCTCTAGCGGCAACATTGATGTATCTAAGGTTTGGCCTGACGGTTACGACGAGATTGTAGCTTTAGCAGCACACAACGGTCTGTTGATTATCTTTGGTAAGCATAGCATCATTGTGTACGACGGCGCTACTTCTCCTGCTTCTATGACTTTGTCAGATACCGTAGCAGGCATTGGTTGCGTCAACAGGGACACTGTGCAGTACACTGGTACAGACGTGTTGTTTTTGTCGCACACAGGACTTAAGAGCTTTGGTAGAACAATACAAGAAAAGTCAATGCCTATTAGCAGCTTGTCCGGCAACATTACAAAGGACATCATTGCCGCACTACAGAATGAGACAGAGTTCTTTAGGTCCGTGTACAGTCCTGAGGAGGGCTTCTACCTGCTAACCTTTACTGGTCAGGACGTAACGTACTGTTTTGACGTGAGAGGGACACTAGAAAATGGGTCGTACCGTGTGACACGTTGGCCCTCAACTAAGTTTACATCGTACACACGATTAGAAAACGGTACGCTACACATAGGCACAACTAGCGGTATTAGTACGTATACTGGTTATAGTGACAACGGACTAGGCTACAGATTTAAGTACTACAGCCCAAGCCTGACGTTTGGTGATAGCTCTAGAATCAAGATTTTGAAGAAGTTGAAGCCAACACTGGTTGGTGCAAACAACGCAACAGTATTTATGAAGTGGGCGTATGACTTCGACACAACATACGCAACAACAGAGTTTACTGTAGGTACTCAGATTACTGGGTTCTACGGTGAAAGTGAGTATACAACAGTAGAATTTACAGGTGGACAGCTAACAAATCAACGTAGCCTCAACACCACCGGATACGGAACAAGTGTACAGGTTGGCCTAGAGTCAGAAATTGACGGGTCACCTTTGTCGCTACAGGAGATTAACGTGATGGCTTTGATAGGTAAACTGTTATGATAAACCCAAATATGAGCTCAATAATAGGAAGCCCTCCCAGTGTTTCTGGCTTGTCTGAACAACAAATAATAGATATGGTCATGTCAGCACAACCTAGTGGAACATTACCTGCTTCTGGTACTACACAAACCAACAACATTGCGGATACCCTAGGTGGTATACTAGGCGGCATTGGTGGTTTCTTAGGTAGCACTGGCGGTCAACAGGCTTTAGGTACTGGCGCAGGCGCTCTACTTGCACAACAGGCGTACCAACGTCTGGGTGACGTAGGAGAGAGGGCTAGACGTGAGGCGTCTCAGATCGCACGTCAGGGCCTAGAGCAGACAGAGTTTAAGCCGTTTACTGTGACTACTGCTACTGGTGGCATGATGGGTGTCGGTCCTGAAGGTGGGACTACGATGACCGTGTCTCCAGAAGAAGCAGCACTACAACAGCAACTCTTAGGCGGCGCTGGTCAGTTCTACGGTCAAGCCCAGCAGCCTATGGACGCCCGTGAGCAGGCCGTGTTTGAACGCATGAGAGCAGCTATGCGTCCTGAAGAGGAACGTCAGCGGTTGGCTTTGGAAGAGCGTTTGGCAGCACAGGGACGCCTTGGGGTTAGCTCTGCTGCCTATGGTGGCGCTACTCCTGAAATGCTGGCTATGGCTACAGCACAGGAAGAAGCCCGTAACAGAGCTATGTTGACTGCAATGCAACAGGCGCAAGCAGAGCAGGCGCAGCAGGCACAACTTGGTGGTCAATTCCTGTCCGCTGGTTACGTACCTCAGGCACAGCTGACTGCCGCAGTACAGCCCGCTATGACTACTGCTCAACTAGCCCAACGTGGACAGCTGTCAGGCGCTGGTATGTTCGGTGAAGCTGAAATGAGCGGTATTGAGGCCCTCCTGTCCTCAGGTATCGGTCAAGCTAACCTCATGGGTCAGATCGGTACAGGCTTATTGCAGCAAGCGTTGCAACCCACGTACGTAAGCGCTGGTGGAGGAACAACCGGAGGCGGCAGCGGTGGAGGTAGCGGAGGTGGTGTCTTAGGCACTGGTAAATCTATGTCTGAGTTCCTAGACGACGTAATAGGACTTGATCCGTCTGGTGGCGGCTTGTTCGGCATCTTCGGTTAATTGGAGGCTACAAATGGCTAAGTTTTCAACACAATTTTTACAGGGTCTTTTGCAACCTTCGTATCAGCAAGGAATGCTTACGGCTGCCCAACAGCTTGGCGCAAGGCCGCGTCAGATGGCGCAGCAGCGTATGATGGCCGGTATAGACACCAATACACCTCAGGGTTTGCAACAGTTGGCTAAATTTTATCAGTCTCAAGGAGATATGGAAAACGCAGTTAAGTACGCTACTGCTTCTAGGGACTTGACGCAACAACTAAACGACCAAACTGCTTTAAGTACCCTACAAACAGTTGTAGCAACCACAGCAGACACTCTTGGTTTGTCCGATCAGGCAAAAGCTGCGCGCTCTATGACAGATCCTGATGAGCTTGCAAAAATATTAAAGGACCTACGAGCAATTCAAGCAAACCGTCTACCTATGGACACAGCAACAGTAAAAAGACGTTTGCAAGCTGCGGGCTATACCCCTGCTCAAATTGAAAACATGGAAGTTAATAAAATTACTAGGTCAGAACTAGAGTCTTTAGAAACTTTTGCAAAAGCAGATTTAGAAGCTTGGCAAGACAACAACGGAAAAATTGCGGCCTATAGAGTGACTGCAAGTGGACAAGTTGTTGATCCTAAAACAAACAAAGCAGTAGAACCCAGCGCTCTTGGTCTAGTACGAAAAGCACCACAGGCGCAAGAAATTATAGACAAAACAAACAATAAACAAAAAGAAGCACTAGCTGAAGCAGGAGTAGCAACTTTTGTTGACATGGGAGAAAAAGCCAGAAGTGCTTTACGAACTTTAGAAGCTATTGACAGGCAGTTAGCAAGGGTTGAAGGAGGTATACCTACAGGCGTAACAGCAAACATTGAAGTAACCCTAAGACAAATTGGTCAGGCTATTGGTATGCCTTATGATCCAAAACTAGTGGACGCTCAAAATTATATGCAAGAAGTAGCAGAGCTTGTTAAGAACGAAATTAAGGCGTTTGGTTCAGGATCAAGTATTACTGACGCTGACCGCGCATACACTCAAGATATGGTTGGTGGAGACCCAACAGTTCAAGCAGAGGCTTTGATTAAACTTCTAAACATTAGGCGTAGAGGCATGGTACAAACTCTTGAGGACTATAACGTAATACGTCAAGGGTACGTAGACGCAAATATGGGAGACTCTCTTGCAGCGTTCCCTGAATATAATATACCCAAGTCTAAACAGGAAGAAGACGAAGAATCAACTAATAAATTACCTACTGGTTACGTTTTGGACTAATCACTATGAAGACAGCTACTGATCCTCAAACAGGAAAAAGAGTTTATTGGGACGGGAAAGAATGGCTTCCTTTACAAACGGCAACTAATCCTCAAACCGGAGGCGTTATTGGCATAGTTAATGGGGAAACTTTTGAGCTTGTTCCTCCTGCTCCCCGTGAACCTGAGAGTATGCGGGAGATGATTGCAGAGACACCTGAGCGTTTCAGGGAGACCCGTGAGCGTTACAGAGGGCTTGCTGAGGGTCTCGAAAGAACTCCCGGTAAGTTCAGAACAGCAACTGACATTGCCGCCGCTGTTGGTGCAGCAGGAGAGACAGCAGGAGCAGTAGCAGGAGAAGCCTACAAGAGGTATGCTCCTGAGGCTCTCCAAGAGTTTGTCTCAGAGTCGTACGAGGTTTCTGACATCAAGCGCGGCGTAGAGAAGCTAGGTGAGTTGGCTCAGGCGTATCCAGAGGAGGCTACTACTACTGAAATGCTCCTGAACATAGGAACCTTAGGCAAGACACCAACTCCAAAAGTTCCCGGTGTTCCAAGATCCATCCGTGTTCAGGCCACCAGAGAGGCTACAGAAGCGCGTCTGGAAGAAGAACGTAAAGCCATTGCAGACAGTCTGTTGCCTGAGGACTACGTTAAAGCGCCGGGCACTGTAGAGCCTGCGGGAGCCTTAAACCGCAACGTATACATTCACTCTCCGTCTGAAGAGACTGTGATTGACTACTTGCACACGCTTCCGGACTACAAAGGCGACCGTAACCCAGCAGTCAATGCTGGTGTTGTTGACGGCCAACTAGCTAGACACGAGGCTGACTTACAGAGTTACATTAAAAGGTCTAAAAACCCCAATACTCAGGCACAACCTTTGTTTGATAAACTAGAGGAGTTAAAAGCTGGTTTTCATGATCTTCCTGAGTATGTTGAGTTAATGCCCGACGCACAGAAAAAGGTGGACCTGTTCATTGACACGGCTGTCAAAAGACTCCAAGAACGAGCAAAGAACGGCAACATTACAGCCAAAGACATTCTTGAAGTCCGACGCGAACTTGACAAGCAGATATTCCGTAAGAAGCCTGCGGCAGGGCTTGAGAATCCTGATCTTACCAGTGCAAAAGAAGTAGCAGGTAAGTACGTGCGGGACGAGTTAAATCAAGCGTTCCTTAAGTTGATGCCTGACGACGAAGCCTATCGACTTATTAACGGCATGTCTATGCTGTTTAGAGCCAAGAATCTGCTTGATGTTAAGGCAGGCAGGGCCGTAAATCAGACAATGATTAGTCGTACGATGAAAGGTATTGAAGACGTGTCTGGCCTGCGTTTTCCTACTACTCCTCTCGCTATAGCTGCTACGGCTGCTACAGCAGGTTCAGCCTTAGCTGGTTATCCGCTACTGGCACAAATTGCAGGGGGCGCTGGTTTAGGAATGGGGTTTGCCCGAATGAGTCGTAAAAGAAGAAGAAAGGAAGTCGTCAGAGAACTAATACGGGCTACAGACACGATGATTAACAGCGGTAACGTAACGGCAGAGACTCTAGCTACACTACGGGCTGATAAAGTTATGTTGGCTCAGATGCTTGCGGACATCAATCAGGAGCCTGAAAATGAGCAGTGATATCCTTGAGTTAAACAGGGCGTTAAGAGAGGGCCGAAGCGCAGAACAACGCGAAGCTGAACAACAACGTACTCAAAGACTAGGACAAGCTGTAGGGTCTTTGTTTAGTCCTGTTGGTGGTGCTGATGTTTTAGATTCTAAGGAAATCCCTGTTGATCGTATGCGTGGGGGGCCTAATGCCTTTGGTCCTTCGGAAACTACAACAATGGACTTAATGGCTGTACCTAACTTTGCCCTAAACGAAGGAAGAATCCCCGCAAACTACGTTGGCGCTGGGCTTATAAAAAAAGGTGGTCAAATGATAAATCAAGCAGCAGACGCTGTCATTGATAATTTTGACCTTATGAAAACAGGGTTTTTAACGGGACCTAGAAACTACATACCTAACCACTATGGCCCCACAGACATGCCTAAAAAAATAGACCCCGAAACAGGGGAACCTATGGTTAATAAACAAGGAAAACAAATTGACGCAGACCCTACTCAAAAAGATATTGAATTTTTTGAAAACAAAGAAAAGTATGCTAAAAGGTTTGAGTTGATACCCAAGTATGGGCAAAGAATAGCGAACAAACTTAGAGAGATTAGTAACCCTGTAGAAGCACAGCAGTTTCGACAAAGGGCGGCAGATTTTGCTGCTTGGGCTTTTGAAGGCGCAAAACAAGGAACTCTAAATATTCTTAGTCCTGAAAGAAGAGCATTACTAGCCACTACAGGAGTAGACCCTACAACGAGACAGGTAGCACGAGAAGCCCTAGAAAATCCCAAGGGTGTTTCAGGAAGAGACACATCAAAAGTTATATCACAGGGACAACAAAGTTTCTTGACTCAAGGTCGTGTAGGTTTTGAAGGCCCTTCAGAGTCGGGTCTGGATCTCATTAGAAGGCTTAGTTATCTTAGTGACACTGTAGAGTACACGCCTCAGGCCTATGGTCGTCTTATTAAAGAAGCAGACGCACTGGGAGAAGTGTCAGAAAAAGACCTTAAGTTCTTTGGTGAGCATGTAGGTAACGTGTGGAAAGGCAGGGGAGGCGTTAGTGTTGCAGACGCTCCTTCTCCTACTATTAATATTAAGTCACCCACGTCAAGACAAACAGGAAACCATCTTTACGACTTTGCTATGAAGAGAGGGTCTCCTATGACTGCTCTTAAAAGAATCATAGGCCCTGACAAAAGCCCTTCAAATGTAGAAATACTAGAAGGATTGCAATCTTCAAAGATAAGCATCCATCCGTCAATGGGCAAAACCGACGCAGAAATACTAAAGAATGCCAAAGAGAACGGCGGTTTTTACATAACAGGTTCGTACCAAGGAACCGCAATTACTGAAGGCGGTGTTAACTACGTAGCTAAATTAACTCCAGAAGGTAAGCTAACTGCTGTTGTTTCTGACGAAAACAATTTCCTAGAGAACGCGCCTGTAATCGGTGGACCTTTAGAAAAAATTATGCCTAACAGGGTAGTTTCTGCTACTCCTCCTCTTGTGTTTGATCTTAAATCAGCTAAACCAAGGTCTACTATTTCAGGAGAAGTTGACATACCTGCTAGACAGGAGGTTGCTGCTAGAGACACTGGTTACAAGAGCATTGTTGAGGACGTTGCTGGCCTTGAGGCTGATCCTAGAGCCGTTACAGGGGCGCGACTACAGAACACAGGAGCGGGTATGCTTTTGGGTAATCGTTTTGGAGGAGAAGAAGAGCGCTAGATACGCTCTAGCACCCACTTTAGACCCATAATCTCTCCACGTATCTCGTTGTTGCGAGCAGCAGGTATGGACTTGGTTAGCTTGTTCTCAAGTACTCTAATGCGGATTTCGATGTCACGCTTGATATCCATGTATACACCTCGTTAAAAAAAAGGGGACCGAAGTCCCCTAAAGTTTACAACTCGCAGTTGTTGCCGGTGCAGGCTAACTGCTGAGACCCTTCCGTCATGTCAGAGTTTTCTGAGATTGTCCAGTCGATGGACTCAGGAAACTCCTTCTTCAGCTTCTCATAGGTCTCTAAGTCTACGGGTTCGTAAGGAGCCTGTTGGTACGTATGTTCGGAATAAGGGAGGAACGATACTCCACTTATCTTGTCGAACTTGTTGTACAACCATTGGCCTACCTCAAGAAATTCATCATCACGGTAGTAGCATGTCATGGACGGCTTATGCTCACACCAATAGTCCTGATAAATCTCCCATAGCTCAAGTTGTTCCATTGCACCCATCTCAGAGGCCACCACAGCCCCGTCAGGGGATTTTATAGGGAAGGAGAATACCTTGGTAGTGGGTGACATTACGTCGTCCTCTACAGGCACTCCTGCGGCTTCTAGGACTTGACAGAGGGGGTCTCTTGAGTCCGCTCTGACTCGTCTAATGTACTGATCTGAGTATCTAGGATGGATACCAGAAGCAGAATCAACAAGCTGAGACACAGTGCCGGAAGGCTTAACAGCAGTAATAGCGGTAGAAACATTAATACCAAGACGTTCCGCCCATTCTGCATTAGTTTTAATCGCTTCTTCTTTGAGTTCAGTAAGCCAAGTCTTGAGTACACCTTTGTCTCTCCTTCCCGACAACGTCGGATGATCCATGATGCCTGTCAGTGAAACACCAAGCAGTGCTTCTTCTTCTGTGTTCTTCTGCCACACTTTGCGTAAGTAGCGGAAGTCAGTCAAGGTAGCCTGAAGAGTCCCAAGGATAGCTGCAACACGTACTTTTCGTTTGAGGTCTGACAACGTATCGGACGCCCTGACAACAACTTCTGATAGATTACAGAACTGGTAAGGTCGGAGGATGATTTCGCTACATGGATTAGTTCCAAAATCATAGGTAGCATCTCGTCGCTCGTTCTTTGCAGCTTGTTTTTGACTTGCAACTCTAGAGAACATACCTCG